AGCCGAACTGGAATCCATGTGGTCCGAATTTTTATACAGTGATCAACCGGCTTATCTAAATGTGAAAAGAACATGATGCGTAATTTTAAACATAAAACTATTCCAGGCGACCTAGGCAAATTAGTTGAACTTAGAGACAATTCAGAATATCCAGAATTGGAAAATCTTTGGTGGCCTCGTTATGATCAAGAGTGTTGGAACTACATGCACAAACACCGCATAACGCCAGAATTTTTTAATGAAATAATGACTCATGTTGACTCTCTAGGTATCATGATTCAGGCCGGGGGCAATTGTGGACAATATGTCAGGCAATTTAGTCAGAGATTTGCCACTGTGTATACGTTTGAGCCTGACCCATTAAATTTTTTGTGTCTAACTTTAAACTGTGGTAATAATGTAATAAAGACACAGGCTTGTTTAGGAAACGATAATAACTTTGTTGGCATAGATCGTACCCATGATGCAGGAGCCATTCATGTAGACGGCCCAGGTAATGTGCCTACTGTGCGTATCGATGATATGAATTTACCATCCTGTGATCTTATTCAGTTGGATATAGAAGGCTATGAATATTTTGCTTTGTTAGGTGCTCAACACACTATTGAAAAATATCATCCTGTGATTATGATAGAATGGTATGAGCCATGGGCCGAAAGATACGGCACAAATAAAACCATGCTTGACAATTTTTTTAGTAAACTAGGATATTGCCATATCATGCAACAAGACAACGATCATATTTACAAATACATTCCATGAAAACTGTGTTGATTACTGGCGCCAATGGATTTATTGGGCATTATCTAGTAGAAGAATTTTTAAAAGATCATCGTGTAATTTGCGTGGTCCGACCTGGCACCACCAACATGATCAGGCTAGAAGAATTTGTCAATGACATTGAAATCATTGAACACGATATTAAAAATCCTTGCGCCAATCTTCCCACAGTTGATATTATACTACACGCTGGTGCCAATCCTAGTGCCGCGGATAGCTTGAGCAACCCTACAGCATCTGTCATGGACAATGTGTTGGGCACACTGAATTTATTAGAACATGCTAGACACACAGGTGTTGAAAGATTTGTCTACTATAGCTCTGGAGAAGTATATGGCCCTGTGCCCATTGGTCAAGACAGTCAGGCAACTGATGCCTACAACAGCAACAGTCCTTATGCGGCCAGCAAAGCCGCAGGTGAAGAATTGTGTCTAGCCTATGCCAACTCGTTTGATGTTCCAGTCAGTATTATACACATCAACAACACCTTCGGCCCACGTTGCCAAAGCAATCGTTTGCCCGTGATCATTATACGCAAATTACTCAACAACGAAACCCTGGATATACACGTGGGTCCTAGTGAATTGATTGGTGGACGTCGTTGGTTTTATGCTGGTGACGTGGCCAGTCATACTAGATTTATTCTAAAGACTCAGTCCGTCCGTTGTGAAAAATGGAACAGTGCCGGCGATAAGTTTATCAACAATCTTGAATTTGCCCAACGCATTGCCCAAATAATGGGCCGTGAATTATCTTATCGGTTGGTTCCGGTTGATCGCCCTGGGCACGACTTGTGCTTTAGTGTTGATCCTGGAAAATTATATGACCTAGGATGGCAAGCACCCGACTCCTATCAAGAACGGTTAACTCAAACGGTCAATTGGTATCAAGACAACCTAGATTGGCTCACTCGATAATTGACAACCTGAGCTGAATTACTGTATAATAAAAATATGAAAAAAATCTATCATACTTGGCAAGATGTAGAGAGCCAGACACAAGAAATTCTACGACAACTACACGTAGAGGCATGGCGACCGGACTATGTTGTAGGAATTACCCGCGGTGGCTTGGTTCCAGCTAATTTGATCAGCCAATATCTTGGTTGCAGAATGGAAACACTCAAGGTTAGTTTGCGTGACAGTTCGGAACAAGAAAGCAATTTGTGGATGGCCGAAGATGCGTTTGGTTACAGAGACTTTGACCCAATGACCGGAGGAGACGGACGCAAAAACATTCTTATTGTTGACGACATTAACGATACAGGTGCTACACTCAACTGGATACGCGAAGATTGGATGAGTGGATGTCTGCCAAAGGATAAACGCTGGAAACAAGTCTGGGGCAACAATGTGCGTGTGGCCTGCTTATATGACAATGAAAGCAGTAAAAGCAAATTGGATGTAAATTATTCAGCTGTAACAATTAACAAATCAGCCGATCCGTCATGGATCGTATTTCCTTGGGAGGCATGGTGGCAAAAATAAAAGTAAGCGAAATATTTTATAGTTTACAAGGCGAAGGTCGCTTTGTTGGTGTGCCTAGTGTGTTTCTACGCACTTATGGCTGTAACTTTACCTGCAGTGGGTTTGGGTGTAAGCCGGGTGAAAAAAGCACAGGAGCCGATGAAGTGGCCGAAATAGTTCACATGTATCCCACATTCAAGGATCTGCCCTTGGTAGAAACCGGCTGTGATAGCTATGCATCATGGCATCCAGCTTACAAACATTTGAGCCCCACTATGGCAACAGAAGACCTAGTTGCTAACATGTTGCTGTTGACTCCCAATAATCGGTGGGCGCAGAACAACGGAAACAATGTACACTTGGTCATTACAGGTGGTGAACCCTTATTGGGTTGGCAACGTGCTTATGCAGAATTGCTAAGTCATCCCAACATGGCTGATCTTAAGAACATCACGTTTGAAACCAATGGTACTCAAGAACTACACACAGATTTTAAACAGTATTTGATTAAATGGGCACAAGAAATGCCAGGTCGCGAAGTTACATTTAGTGTAAGTGCTAAGTTGAGTGCAAGTGGCGAGTCATGGGATGATGCCATTTGTCCAGAAGTTGTGGCCAGTTATCAAGAGTATGGGCATACCTATCTTAAGTTTGTTGTAGAAACCAAAGACCACGTTGACGAAGCAGTTCGAGCCGTGGATGCTTTCCGTGAAGGCGGATTTAAAGGTACAGTATACTTGATGCCGCAGGGCGGAGTTGTTACACCATATGATGCTAACAAATTAAATATCGCCAATATCTGTTGTGAACGTGGATTTAATTACAGTCCACGCTTGCATGTGGACTTGTGGGGCAATGGCTGGGGCAAGTAATGTTCGGTTACGGATATTACGGTACTGACGTATTTAAACATAGAAGCGAAAGAAAAGCAATGATAACAGAAGTTACATTACAAGATCGTATTACTACCTGGATTCGAGATTACGCCACTACAGCTGGTATGAAAAGTTTAGTGGTTGGTATTAGTGGCGGAATTGATAGTGCTGTAGTTAGTGCGCTATGTGCTCGCACAGGATTAAACACTGTGGCTGTGACCATGCCCATACGACAACGTCCAGATCTACACGATCTCAGCATGCGACAAGGTGCTTGGTTGGCCGAACGCTTTGACAATGTGCGTCATGAAATCATTGATTTAACTTCAACCTTTGATGAATTTGAAAATCGTTTGGCTACCTATCCAAACTTACTAGGCCTAGCCAACAGTCGCAGTCGACTACGTATGGTTACACTATATCAAATTGCACAAAGCGTGGAAGGCATCGTAGTAGGCACAGGCAACAAGGTAGAAGATTTTGGTGTAGGATTCTATACCAAGTACGGTGATGGTGGAGTAGATATTAGTCCCATTGCCGACTGCTACAAAACCGAAGTATGGCAAATGGGCCGTGAGTTAGGTGTGTTACAAGACATCATTGATGCGGCCCCAACTGATGGTCTATGGGACGATGGCCGCACTGATCAAGATCAACTAGGCGGACTTAGCTATGCTGAACTAGAGTTAGCTATGAAACAAGATAATAATGAATTACCCATTTCTAACATTTCTGAACATGATCGTGTTATACAATATCGTAGGATTCGTAGTCGTAGTCTGCATAAAATGAATCCTATTCCTGTGTTTAAAAAATAATAGCCCAGTGCATAAAACCAGATAAATTAGTCTATAGCAATCAAACATTATCTCAAGGACAAAAATGAAAAAGATTGGATTTATCGGCATTGGAAAATTAGGCCTAGACTGCGCCGAAGTATTTGCAGAAAAGCACGAAGTACGCGGCTACGACATTTACCCACGTACCAGCAACACTGTAAAAGTATGCGGCATTGAAGAACTGGTACACGAAAGTGAGTGGATCTTTATTGCTGTACCTACACCGCATGCCGAAGGCTATGACGGCAGTGTTCCTAGCAGTCATATGGAACCCAAAGATTTTGGGCACGATGCTGTCATTGACGCTATCAAAAATGTAAACCTATTTGCCACTACGCCCAAAAAAGTAGTCCTAATCTCCACAGTTCTTCCAGGAACCACTCGTAAAAAGTTTGTTCCATTGTTGGACAAGAAACATGAGTTTGTTTACAATCCATATCTAATTGCTATGGGATCAGTCAAGTGGGACATGGTCAATCCAGAAATGATCATGCTGGGTACCGAAGATGGTAGCTTGACC